ATACTAAGGCACTTGGCGGAACAGTTCAGTCGGCAACAGACCTAAAGGATTTTGCAGATACTGGATATGATCCTGGAACGAATAAAGTTCAAGGGGTCGTTCTTACAGATGCGTGTACTTCAAATTCGGATATGGTGGGTACTGACAATGCTGCTCTGGCATCTGTAGTTGGAGCTTTAGCTGATGCTGCTGCGGCAGGTGAGGTAACGGCTGCTGATACTCTTATGCAGTATCTCAAGCAGCTCATAAACATCCTTATCGGCACTCCTGGTATCGGAACATTTCCAGTTGAGGCAGCACCTGGTAATGCTGTATCGCTTGCTGAGGTAATTCGTGCAATCCACGCTGACGTCACTGGACTTAACGGCGATGTTATGGTTGGAACTAACGGAGCTAACACTACCGTTCCCGATGCAGCAGGGACGGCGGCTACGCCTGCAAATGTTGCTACGGCATTGACGGATATAAAACTCGATCATTTAGTTGCAGTTGCTGATGCTGATGATGTTGTGGATAATTCTATCATTGCTAAGCTTGCCAATTCGGCGGCAACTGCTGACTGGAGTGCCTACGTCAATACAACTGACTCACTCCAAGCTATAAGGGATCACGCGACAACAATCAAATCGGAAACTGCCCTTATTGTGGCAGATACTAATGAGCTTCAGACCGACAATATCCCTGGCACCTTGTCAACGATGGACGGTAAAATAGATACCATGGATGCCAATGTCGATCAGATAGAGACCGCCGTGATTACTAATGCCGCTGGCACGGATGTTGCCGCCGACATCATAGCGGTGAAGGCGGATACAGCTGCAATACTGAATGACACTGATGTCATAGATGATGGTACGAGTGGTCTTGTCAAGATTGCACAGGACGTGGCCGCCATCCTCGTGGATACGACTGGTATAAATGGGGATGCGATGAGAGGCACGGACTCAGCGAATACTACTGTGCCTGATGCTGCTGGGGTAGCGGCAGGATTACATGCTACGACAGATGGCAAGATAGACGCGGTTCAAACAGATGTCACTTTGATTAAAGTCACCACGGATCTTGTTGAGGGCATGATTATCGAAGATAGTGCTGGAGATCAATTTACGGTGCTCGCATTACAGAATGCCCCAACAGCTGAAATGGATTCAGATGAATTGCATACAGCATTGGACAGCTATTCCAATAAAGCTGATTACAAAGCCACTGGATTTAATACGACTGTTCCAGATGTCGCAGGAACGGCAGCAGGATTACATGTTACGACCGATGGAAAAGTAGATGCCATCCAATCAGATGTTACGGCTATTAAAGTCACCACGGATCTTGTTGAGGGTATGATTATCGAAGATAGTGCTGGAGATCAATTTACAGTTGCTGCATTACAAAATGCACCGAATGCTTCAGGTGGCGATGCAACAGAGGCAAAACAAGATACGATAATTGCTGCGATAGGTTCTCCGGCAAATATTGATGCTGGTGGAGCAACGCTTGCCGACAATTTGAAAAAGATCGCTGATGATAATGCCGGTGCAACATTTGACGCTACAACAGACAGTTTAACCTCTATTAGAGACAACGAATTGACTACTATTGCAGCTGATGTGGTCAACTTGGACGGCGATGCTATGAGAGGAACTGATAGTGCCAATACTACTGTTCCAGATGCCGCTGGCACTGCGGCAGGATTACATGCTACGACAGACGGTAAAGTAGATGCTGCTCAAGTTGTTCTTGATACGCTCGATGGAATGATTAACGAGGATAGTGCTGGTGATAACTTTACCACAGAGGCGTTGCAAAATGCTCCCAGTGGAACAGGTGGTGATGCAACAGAAGCAAAGCAAGACACTATCATTGCAGCGATTGGATCACCAGCTAACATTGATGCTGGTGGTGCAAGTCTTGCAGATAATTTGAAAAAGATTGTAGACGACAATGGTGGAGCTGATTTTGATGCCACTACGGACAGTCTAAATTCCATTAGAGATAATGAATTGACTACTATTGCAGCTGATGTAGTTAATATTGATGGGGACGCCATGCGAGGCACAGACTCAGCGAATACCACTGTGCCTGATGCTGCAGGTACTGCTGCTGGGTTACACTCTACAACTGATGGCAAAATAGATGTCACTCAAGTTGTTCTTGATATTCTTAATGGAATGATCACTGAAGATAGTGCTGGTGATTACTTTAATACCGCTGCACTTGCTAACGCCCCGAGTGGAACAGGTGGCGATGCAACAGAAGCAAAGCAAGACACTATCATTGCTAACATAGGAACTCCGGCCAATATAGATACTGGCGGTGCGACTCTTGCTGACAATCTAAAGAAGATTGTAGATGATAACGGTGGGGCAGACTTTGATGCTACAACAGACAGTCTTGCTGCAGGCGGTGCAGGATTGACTGCACAGCAGGTCGTCAATGCTTTAATGGCAGACACTGGATTCACTGCCGGTGGCACTATGACGTATGAAACATTGATGAAACTTTTGGCTGCATTCGTGGCTGGAAACTGGAGAGATAAATCAGGTTCGACCACGATTAAAGAATTACTTGATGCTGATGATGGTTCGGTAATTCTGGAAATGACTTTGAGTCAGACTACGCCTCAAAGACAAATAACGGTGTCCTAATGTCAAATGTAATAGTTGGTAATAATTTGATCGCAGCAATTACAGGTGGGGTGTATTACCTTACTTCTCTTGCTCGAACAGTTGAAGGAAGTGAGCAGTTGCTTACTTCACCTGCTGTTATTCTGCGTGCTTATATTACTGAGACTCTTGCTACGATGACTTTGCCTACAGCTAAAACAACATGGCCTTTATATGTAGGGCATTTTCCCGATGGAGGGAATGTCAAGACCAATGCAGGGTGCGTTTATGATACAAGTGGAGTGAATGATCTTCGTCAGATGAATGGTTTTGTTCCTCAGCACTTTGGTATTCAGCTTAGGATCAGGTCTCGTGATTATGAAGATGGTTGGGCAAAGATTGAGGACGTAGCTGAGGAGTTGGACACGGCAAATAATGAGTCTATCACAATAAATTCGATTGAGTATGAAATTCAAAATTTGAGCAGGGCAACTCCTATTCTTGCTCTTGGGGTTGAGCCTGGAACGAAAAGGCGGTATGTGTTTACCGTAAATTATGTGATGTCTGTAAGCAATATAACGAGTTGATTTGAAAGGAAAATACAATGGCTCGAATTAACGATGGTTTCTCAACCACGATTGAGTTCACCGGTGCTACGAGTGGCTTGACTGTATTTTGGGAAAAAGAAGTTGCTCCGCCTGGTTTAGCTGGTGGAGGTGCTAATGATACCACGACTATGAGAAATACGTCGTGGCGGACAATGGCACCGAAGAATCTGAAGACCTTGACGGATAGTGTGATTACGGTTGCGTATGATCCTGACATGGTTACGGAGATGAACTCCATCATCAATGTCAATATGTTGATTGTAATCACCTTCCCTGCTGCTGAGACGTTGGCGTTTTGGGGTTTTGTTGATACGGTGACTTTCGCTCCGATCGTAGAGGGTGAGCAGCCGACAGCTGACATCACGATTGTTCCGACGAATCAAGATGATTCTGATGTTGAAGTTGCTCCGGTAATCGGCAATACAGCTTAAGAATATCGCGTCTGCTGTATGATAATCTTGATAGACGTATATTTACCCATATTGACAGAGATCATACAGCAGACAGCGGATATGAACGAAATTCAGCTATATATGAAGGTACTTCAACAGTGAAATTGCTATTGGAAAGGGCAAAACAATGAATGAGCTGGAATTTACACTGAAACTGGATCAAATTCCAATTGTATTAGATGGGAAGAAGTATTCCCTGCAAGAGTTGACTGGGCAGCAGCGTGACGCTTATATGGATGATATGAATAAGCGGATGCGGTATGTTGACGGCAAGGCAGAAGGTTTCACTAAGTTTGAAGGATTGCAAGCAGGATTACTTTCAAAATGCTTGGTGGATCCAGAAGGTAAGAATGTTTCCGAATCTGAAATACAAGCCTTTCCTTCTCATGTAGTCCAAGCTCTGTTTGAGAAGGCTCAAGAATTGAGTGCCTTGGATGCTACTAATGCGGAAGAGGTAAAAAACGACTGAAGGGAGAGAAGTTGATATGGTTTATGATAGCTTCACATTTGCACTCTCCCGTTCAGGTGTTACAGCAGCAAATAAGTTCTACGGAATTTGTTATGTGGACGGAGTTCCTTGCTCAGGAATTCAACCATCCGGATCGTCACGATTATTATCTTGCTCAAGTTGCAGCTGAGGTTCGTCGTGGTAGTATGAATTGTAAGCATCCGAATAAGGTGCGTCTAAAGGATATGCTTTTGAAATTCGAGAACAAAGAAAAGAAGACTGAAACACTAAAGGAAGCTGATGCCCGAGCGAAGAAATTTTGGCTTTCCTTTATTGGACATAAACCGAAGGATTGATTATGGCTTTTGGTTCAAGTTTAGGCACATTGTGGGTTCGGTTAAAAGCTGACGCCTCTCAGTATAATAGAGTCATGGGAGGGGTTGCGTCTGGATTGAGAAGCACTTCCCGAACAGTTGGACGCATAGGCACCACCCTTACAAGACATACCAAACGACTTGCTCTTGCTACAGGAGCCATCGGTGTTGCTTCTTTGAAAACCTTTGCTGATTTTGAGAGCGGTTTCATAGGAGTGCAAAAGACTGTTGACGGTACGGCGAGGGAATTAGAAGGTTTGAAGACCGGCTTTGTGGCACTGTCTAAAGAGATACCAATTGCGGTGACTGAATTATTTAGAATTGGGGAAGCGGCAGGTCAATTAGGAATTAAAACCAAAAACATTCTTGAATTTTCAGAGACGATGGCTCAGCTTGGAGTTACTACAAATCTATCGGCTGAAGAAGCTGCCACTTCTCTTGCTCGATTTGCTAATATTACAAGCATGTCTCAAAAGAATTTTGACAGACTTGGAGCAACAATTGTTGCTCTTGGGAATAACTTTGCAACGACTGAAGCTGAAATTGTTGAAATGGGTTTGAGAATAGCTGGGGCAGGTAAATTGATAGGCTTGTCTGAAGCTCAGATACTTTCTTTTGCAACGGCGATGAGTTCTGTAGGTATTCGAGCAGAGGCAGGTGGTACAGCTATTAGTAGAATCATGCTTGAAATGAACTCTGCGGTTATTTCAGGAACTAAAGAGTTGAAAATATTTGCTCAGGTAGCGGGGAGAACTGCTCAAGATTTTGCAGAACTCTTTAGGCGAGATGCTGCTGAAGCTCTTGCTGTTTTTGTTGCTGGATTAGGTCGGGTTAGAAATAGTGGGGAAGATTTGAAACAAGTTTTTGCTCGGTTAGGCTTAGACAACGTTCGTATATTAGATACCTTTAATCGTTTGTCTGGTGCCAGTGATTTGGTGCGGAAGAGTCTGGATCTTGGAAATAAAGCATGGGAAGACAATACTGCTTTGGTAGAAGAAGCTGAGAAGAAATTCAAATCCTTCGGTTCCCAGATGAAAATCCTGTGGAACAGGATTAAAGATATAGCAAGGATCATAGGACAGGATTTGGCACCACTTTTGATTGAATTAGGAGATTGGTTTAGAAAGAATGAGCAGATGATTGCTCGATGGTCTCGGCGAGC